TATAATTATAAAAATAATTATAAAAATAATTATAATAAAAATAAAACCAAAAATTCTCAAAATAACCCCCGCAGTAAGAGTACTGCAAGTAAGTCTAAGGGTTTTGATGTTAAAAACAAAAAGAATAATAAAACCAATAAGACAACATCAAAGCCAGTCCCAAATGATCAACAGAAAATTGAAAAACCCCCAAAACCTAAAATGGCACATAATTATAATTTTTCCATGAATAATGTTATTTATGACTTTGAACATAGGAAACTATGTCCCAACGTCACTTCATTACTAAATATCAAACCTTACCAATTTGAATTGTCAAATAAATTAAAAAATTATTTCTATAAGTATCAATTTAATGTACCAGTCTCTGAAAAATACTCTGATATATTAAAAAATTTAACTGGTATAAATTTTTTAAGTTATAAACAATATAATGAAGGCATAGAAGATAAGACAAAGCATAAAATTGAGACAACCATAACCAACAAGCACCCAATATTGCATTATTTGCGTGATATACAAGAAAATAGAAATATAGTTGAAAATGTTAAACTAGTTTATAATGAAGAATTTAAGGATCAGGACGTATATGATATAAACAGAGTGGTCATTGATGTTAACAGTTCAAGGTTAGTGAAAGCAGGTTTAACACCAAATTTAGTGTTATGTAATGTCGAGGCTGCTGATAATGATAGAATAAAAAATGTCAAAGATGAGGTATCATCATTTGAAGATTTTATAAATACAAGGTACTCAGAAAATGATGATAGCATTTATCAAATTAATAAAGCTTACGATCAGCAAATAATTGCATTGAAAGATAATCAAAATTTAGATAATAAAACAATATTTGACACTATAGACCCCTATGAATTAAAAGCCCAAATAGAAAAGCACATGGCTAATTACAAAATTAAAACCTGCCAAGGTACTTTACAACAGGCAGCACGACGCAAGATCTATGTTGATAATCCAGAAAAGGAGTATAATGAAGATGAGGTAAATAAAGAAAAAGAAGAGTCAATTAAGAAACATGAGAAAAGACTGGAAGAAATTAATAATGATATTAAAAAACAGGAAGAAGACTACAAAGCCAAAATTAAAAAGAAGCATGATATAAAAGATGATTTATCTAATGAAGAAAAAGAAAAATTGCAGAAGGAAAATGAAGAGATTGATAAACAAAATAAAGAATTACAGGAACAATATCAAAAAGCTCAGAAGCATAATGACACACGTAAAAATTTGGTATCGGAAGAGTTAGAAAAAATCAAAGAGGAAGATAATGAGCAAGATGATTATGAGGATTTTATTCCAGAAGACGCATTAATAATCATAACAGATATACTATACTATTTGACAAACAATGATCTATATGAGATAGCAGACGGTTTATTTGATGGCACCATAATGGCAGGATCTGCACATATACCAAAATATATCGATGATGAAGTTCATAATATACAATTTGATAAATATATAGAGGGATTTTATCGCTTATTACCTAAAAATGGACATGAACAAAGTAATTTTGACCGTAAGTGGATTATGAAAACATTTGGTAATGATCATTATTACATTTCAGATTTACATTATTTGCAATACTTAACACCAAATGACACAAAACTTATTACACCACCACAAGGTAAAATAAAATATGATTTTATACTTAAATGTATAGCATGCGATTCATATGATTGTACTGGAACATACTACACACGATTTAAAATTGTAAAGATTACTAATCCTCGACAGGATGAGTATTTCAATGATGAAATAATAAAATCTAATAACTTCTCTTACTATTATGATTCATTGAAGTATTTAGCCTTAGAGGAAAAGCAATCATTTACTATAAATAAAAATGAAATTATAGAACAAAAGAAGAAAAAAGACCGAGACATACAATTTGAAATTCAACGAAAAGTAAATATAGAAAATAACAAATCACAAATATTAGAAAGTGACTTAGATTATGAACTTTATCAATCTATATGTACAAAAATAGAGACACACAAACAGGAGTTATCTCAAATTGACAAACAAATAGAAGACTTAAATAAACTTGAAAAACAAATAGGTTTACTTGGTATTGCTACATATAATACATCTCATAATAATATTAATTATGATCCAGAATTAGAGCCACACATAAATATTGAAGGACCAAAAGATGATGATGAACCTGAACCAGAGTTACGGGTAATAGAACAGGACAATAAAATGTACTTTGTCACTAGGCGTAAAGGACTAATATTTGATACCAAATATTGGTTAGAATATAAAGGTATAGAATATAACATTGATTTAACAGAGGATGCTGAAATAAAACACAAAATTATAAATAGGATAGTTCAACTAGAGAAATTGGATACTCCAGCCATGAGATCACTAATATCATTTGCAAACCGAGAGTTGCCAGATAAGGATGTATACAGATACATACTACCACTAATAGCTAGTGCCATCCAAACAGCCTTAACAACAGAGATGGGTATACAATATACATTGAAAACAACACTTACAAAACAACTCAACTTCTTTAAGACATCAACAGACATTGATATAGCAAAAATGAATGAAAAATCAGTTTTCACACGCATATATAATTGGTTACATCACACATGGGGTGCTATTGTTGACTATTTCTCCAGTAATGTAGATATAGACAAGGCATCACTTGATCCCAAACAATTTAATCCAGCTGAGTTTAAACCTCAGTATTTTCAGTGAGGGTGAATACATCAACTGTCAATGATGATGAGACGGTAAACTTCATCTACAATTCTTCTTTTATTGAAGAACATGCTAGACCTTCAAACTCACTAAGTATTGATCCCAATGCACCATATGTTAATAGGCATCCACTAATAACTAGAATAAGTAAACAATATCTAACACCAATGGAATTCAACATTTTAAAAAAGATTGCAAAACTTCAAGATGTTGTAGAGACACCATATTCTTTTACAACTAAATATGGTTTTCCAAGACTTTTGATGCATATACATGATCAGCAACTTTATGAGGTAACAAAAGAAAACAATTACCAACATTACTTAAATATAGAAAATATACCACCACCACTCCAGCCATATTACCACACTATTAATAATACCAAAGTTCAGGATGTACAAGACAAAGATCCACAAAAGATAGCTGCAATCAAGATATTAGGGTTAATGCCAGATAAACATAAGCCCATAGTTTTTGGTAACAATAAGAAAACACTATTTGCAGCTACTAAAAGAGCAGTAAAAATGGCACCAACACCTACAAAGGAGGTATCACAAGAATTTATAGCACACTCCAAAAAATTAATTGAAAAGGAGATAGGTGAATTCTTAACACACTTCAGCTATTCATACTCACAATGGTTTGATCATTTACCAGCAAAGAAACAAAAATTGATCCAGCCTATATATGAGTATTATAACCAACCAGATATTTTTAACAATAAATATGACTCTGAAATGCAATCAAGAATTCTTGATGAAGCATATCAAGCAATTTGTAAAGCTGAACTACAACCTGAGGATGGTAAACCAAGAATGGTATGCTCAATACCCCAAAAATACAAATATGCAATGGGGCCAATAACCTGGAAATTAGAAGAAATCTGTGCAAAATACCTCAAAGGTTATTGTGGTAACAAGAACTTAAGTGAAATGGAGGATATGATTAACAATTTTCGAAAACAAGGGTTTACTAAGGTAGTAGAAGGAGATGGCTCAGCTTTTGACAACACACAAGATATTTCATTGAAAGAAATTGACAGATATATATATAGAAGAGTGGCAAATTCAGTATACCATATACCTAAACAGGAATTCCTTAAAATTTCGCAAGCATATTATAAAAAGATGAAAGTTAAGTACCATGTGAACCACAAAATGAAGACTTTTATAACTTATTATGTATTAGGAACAGTATTTTCAGGGGATTGTGATACAACATTATGTAACACAATTAGGATGGCTATGTATAATCGATATGTTAATGATAAAGCAGGGTTGAGATATGGAGTAGATTATGTAGTCTTTAGTAAGGGAGATGATTTTTCTGTATTATACAAGCCATACATCAGTGATGAATTCATTAATAAATTATATTATAATTATTTCTTAAAAAATGATAAATCATTACAATTAGATAATAGGCAATATGGATTAGGACAAATATGTAAATTTTTGGAAATTGGACAATTAAATTCATTTAAATTTTGTTCACTAAGATCATGGTACAAAAATTTGAGTGGTGATATAATTCTTACAAGAGATCCAGCAAAACTTTATTACCTATCAAAATATAGTATAAAATACAAGAAATATAATTTACAACAAAGAATGCAATATCATTTTGACTTAATGCTATCATACTTAATTAATTATCCAGGCATAACAATATTTGAATACATAGCAGCAGCACATGCAAAACAGTTTAAGAAATTATACCATCAAATGCTAGAACAACACTTACCAATTAAAAGGATACATGTACAATTTAATATAGATCATGTACAAAATTTGAATCCAGAGGTACGCGAACATGCAAAAACTGAGGATCAACTATTTGGAAGGTATGTAGATTTCTTTAATATTACAGGTAATGAACATTTTTACAAAATACAGGACAATTATTGGGATACTATAAAAAGATTGACACAGACACATGATATTAATTTCACATTAACACAAGCTGAAAAAGATTATATTAATGAACAAATATCCAATGAGTACAATATTCAGTACATACTACAAGACAATGACATAATCAATCATTATGAAGCTCAAAAATTAATTAACGATGTATTCACCCTAAAAAATAAATTATTCTAACTCAATTATATATAACAATTACAATATGCAAAGAAATAATAACACTAATAATAACATACCTAATAATCAAGCCAATAATAACAGAAGAAACAACAAATACAACAGAGCAATAAGGCAAAAAAGACGCAACAAGAGGAGAATTCGTCAACAAAACGGCAGAAATTTCAACAATAATGTTGGAACCAGAAAAAGAAGGACATTTATGAATATCAACAACCAGTATAACTACAAGTTCAGAAAGCTTGAGAAGGAGATCAACACAATTACTAAAATGATAAAAAATACCTCACTGGGAGGTGGTCCATCCGTAAACATTAATTCAAACAATAAATTGACTACAATGGATCCATCCCATTCTCAAAAAGAGATACGTTATGATAAATTATATTCAGCAATGGATATGTACCTAATGGGAAAATATTACAGTTTTTTAAAAACTTCTAATATGATAATAAGAACTAGCACATATAGCACTTATCAATTCACAATACCACAGGATCAATCATGTGCATTTTTATTCTTTCCATACTTTTACCCATATATAAAACCATTCGTAACAATAAGTGATGGAGACGGACTTATAAAACAGGCAAATGCAGTAAGCAATTTCTTTACATTAACAGGAAATAGTTTTGTAGCACATAGAACTAATTTATTAACAATTACAGGTAATTACAGACTAATAGCATGTACCATAAAAGTAACAAACACAACCACAAATTCACAAAAAGGTGGATCATATACATTATACAGAACAACACGAAACCAGGGCCAACCAATTATTTTTAATGATTCTGTAGATCTAATACCTGGGTTAGTGTTAAATATCAATCAGGATTTAATGACTAGTGATTATAACAATGAACCTGTAAAATACTTGTATAATGGAAATCAAACAGCTATAGCAAATGAATACGGTATAATAGATGGTAACACTATATTTCAAGATTCATGGGAATATATGGGTTGCAACACAGCATTAGAATCACAAGGTACATACTTAGCAGCTGGAGGAAATTCTGATATATTCAATCCACAAGGTGTAAATGTTAAGTACATAGCAAAAATTGATCCAGTATCAACACCACAAACTTATAAAATCCAAGTATTTTCAATTTTTGAAGTAACACCACTATCAACAGATATAGTAGCAACATTAGCATATAAAGGAGATAAAAGTGCAACAGCAGAAGTTGTAGAAGAGGCAAAATCAACTTTCAATTTGAAAGTTGCCAAGAACTAAAATTCTTGAGACTCTCTAAGGTTTGAGGGTTCCTTCTACAATAAAAACCCTACAAAAAATTTTTAAACTATGAAAACTCTCGCCCACAACACCGCTAAACATATAAATAAATTAACACGTTCCATTGATAATAAGTTGTTTGATCTCCTTATAGACCTGGATGACCAGTTAGCTCATGGATACGAACAACAACATGCAAATTTGTTACTCAAATATTTCATTATGCATAAAATACTTCTAGATAATCAGATGCTAGAAAACACAGTAGTTAATGACAATGTTATACAGCAAAATATTACCTTGGATAAGATGAAGGACAACTACATCAAAGTTCAAACAATACTCAATTACGAGCAAGCAGAGCCAGGTGATGCTATTAAACACAAAACTATGTATCATGACAAAACACTGATAGCATCAGATAATGTTGTCAAAAAATATGAAATAGACATGGTACCATTATACAGATTTTTCTACAGTAACAAGATCTTTAAATTAATAAATGTAAGGAACAAATTTAAGAACTTGCAAATGGTATCAACGGGAAAACTCAATTTTATAAATTATAAACCAAAAAATTTTAAGGAGTCGCTGAAATATTTCTGCCCTATTGATGAGGATTTCTCAGACGATGATGAGATAACATATAAGGAAATGAAAAAGATAAGAAGTGAGTACACAAAAGTGCCATTTATAATGACTAACCCGAAAAACGAAATACATGAAGAAAAGCAACAACAACAGAATAGCAAATTTGGAAACTTGGACTGGAAAATACCAATAAAAACAAAACATTCTGAAACACCTAAAGGAGATTTAAAACAAATGGAAATAATACCTTTTATAGGTGTGAGATCAATCAATCACAGAGACAAGGATAGAGATAAATATAAGGATATATTGAAAATGAGTGCAATGGATGTTGACTAAAACCATTAATTAAATATATTTCAAGGTCTCAATGTTTGGCTGACATTGAAGATCATAAAAAGCCGTACTTTGAGGTGTACCAATTTGGTGCTGGATTGGATACATCAATAAAACAGCACTGTGATTTTGAGGTTGAAGAGTTTGTTTGTACTGGGCTCTATCAATCAATAAAACAGTACTTTATAAATAGGTTTTAGTTAGCTCAACCATCACATCTCACACTAGATGCGTGCTCAGGCACTGATTTACATCAAACCCACTAAGAAAAGGGTTGTTTTGAGGACAGACAAGATCTGACCTAATAACAATATGATTAGGCTATATATAACTTCTAAGTCAGGGTAGCGCCCC